AAAGCCTACAGCACCAGCAGCGCGCGCAGTTTTGTTTGCAGCGAGAACCTCGTCCGCAACATCCGGCATCCCCTGAGCCTCCCGCGGAATCTGCTGGGGCATGCTCTCCGTTGGGAACTCTTGTCGATACTGTGAGTCTGCCGCTTGGAATCCCTGCGGGTCGGCGCCTTGCCAGTTGGTCGCATTGCTGAATCCGCGCTTGGCCGCTTCCTTGTTCATCCAAGCCACCTTGCGGTCGGCGTCAAATTGGCGGTAGCTATCCATCGACATGCGGCCAGCGTCATCGGGCAGCGCGTTGATGTTGATCTTGTTGTAGTGCGGGAAGTAGCCGGTGCCGTAGGGATCGGCATAGTTGAGCCGGTCGAAGCGGAACGTGCGGACGCTGCCTTGGTTGTTGAGCGTATACCATGCAGGGTTGTTCTGCCGCTGCGTCACGGTGCCGGTGCCGAGAAGTCCGTTGAGGATGTTCTTTTTGGTCACGCCCAAGCCGGTCTCGCCGGGGTTGCCGTCTTGGTAGTTGCGCAGCATCTGCTTGAGGCTAGCCTCCACGGCGCGCAGGTCGTTGCCAAACTCGCCAAGCTGCTCGTTGTCGATGGCGCGCATGGTTGCCGCGCGGAACGAGTTGAGATCAATCACCTTGGTCAGCAAATGATTCTTCTGCGACACCGCCCAACCGAAGGGCACCATCTCGCCGACCTTGGCCTCGACGTTGCCAAGGTTCTTCACCTTGTAGGTGCCAGATTCTCCACTGCCGATGACGTTGACGCTGTAAAGGTAGCTGCGACCTTCCGCGCGCCCCGCCTCAAACTCCCGCGCCTTGATCCGCAGCCACTGCGGCACTTGGATAAAATTGTCGAACTGCAGCGGCAACGTTGGCCCGCCGACCTCCACGCGCCCATTGCTCAACTTCCTCGCGCCCCAATCGCCCTCCCTTTCGGCGAACTTCGTCCGGTCATTGATTGACTTGAGCGTGGCCGCCCGCGCCTTTTCCTGCGTGTTGATCATCTCCTGCGACTTCGGCACCCGCGTGCCATCTGGTCGCTCGATAAAAAGATCGCTCTCCACCACCGTGACGCCGTTCTTGGTGTTGGCGTAGGTGCGCGTGTGCGGACTGCGCGCTGCGTCGCTCGCCTTGCCGGTCGGCGCAATCGGTGTCCCGCGTTGCTTGACCTTGCCCTCCTTCTCGAGGCCGACCAGATAGCGGTCGTAGGTCTTGACGTAGTTGCCCGCCGCCTTGCGCATCTCTGGCGTGTCGAAGAGCGGGTTCTCCACAAAAAGCTGGTTCGGCGTTTCCAGCCGGCCGTTGCCCTTGAAGCGCGCACCCATCGCTTCCATCGTGGCCTGCGCTGCGCCGACCGCACGCCCCAGCGGGCCGCTCGCCCGGATGCCGGAAAGGTTGAGTCCCTTGCCAAGTCCGCTGAACGTCTCCGCGGCGATCTCGTCCCGCGCCCAATCCCAAGCCGTCTCGCCCTGGGCCAGCCGCTCTTGGTTGAGCATATCGGTGCGCTCGTCGATGGCCTGCTTGCGCCAATCGGCATCCTTGGCCCAGCGCTCGCGGATAAACTCCTGCTTCAGCGCCTGTTCGGCCGCCTCATCGCCGCCTGCCGCCGCAATGCGCTGCACCTCGTCTGGCGTCAGCACATTGAGCTGGATGCCCGTCGTGCCGTCGCGCACCTCTTGGGTCAGTTGCGAGTTGACGTATTCCCGTCCGCGCGCCGCGATGCCGTCCATGCCATACTGCACGTCCACCATGCCGCGCATGCCCTGCTTGATCTCACCGCCGAGGATATTGCTGCGGAAGATGGCGTGGCCGATCTCATGGCCGGCCACATCGCCCGTGGCGATCTTATCGATGTTGAGATAAATCCGAGGGCGTTTCCCTTTTTGCGCGTCCACATGGATGCCGCGGGTGCCGAGGCCCATCGCCTCATTGACCGTAGTATCCAGAGCGTAGTCCTTGGCCCGCAGCGGAATGAAATCCGCCTTGGCCGCAATAACCGACTGCATCCGCGCCATGTTGACCAGCTTGTCGTGAGGCAGCGCATTGGCCAGTGACGCCGCGTCACCGCCAGAGATATCCGCATCGGCCAGCATTTTGGCCACCAGCGCATCGTCAAACTCCGACATCCGCCGCACCTTGCCGCCGACGATACCGGCCCCGGCGCCGACCGTCATCAGCGCACCAAGGATCTCTGGTCGCCGCTCCTCCGGCGCAATCGCAGCCAGCGGCACAGCAATCGGTGCCGTAGCCAAGGCGCCACTCAGCGCGTCATCCGTTGCGCGAAAGACTTGCGTAGCCCCTAGCTTGTCCAACGTAGCCGCCGACCGGCGCGCGATAGGCGACAGCCCCGGCGTCTCGCTGATCCGCCGCAATGTGCTGTCCGGTGAGGTAAAAAATCCATCATAGGCACGGCGGTAACGCTCGGGGATCGGCGCATAGCGCAGCTTCTTAGCCGCCTCGACGCGGGAAACGCCCACGCCACCAATGCCAATCTCACGCGCCAAGATGCTGCCAGTCTCCAGCCCGCGCTCCACATTGCGCAGGACACGCCCGCTGCCCTTCAGCGTGGCCATGGCGGCCGCCGCCTTCCACGACACGGCGCTGACCGCTGCCGCTTGCCCAGCCTCGCCGATGCCCGTGGCATCCTCCACGCCTTCTACGATCCTGCTGTAGATGTTCTCGCTGCCCTGCGCCATGGCGCCCGCCGCCTTGCCTGCGCCCCTTAACGGAGTTCCCGTCAAAGACGCCACACGCCGCAGCACGCGCAGCTTGTTGACCGCTCCGAAGCCGATGGGCAGGGCAAAATTGAGCGGATCGGCAACAAGCGCCGTGGTTGTGACCAGCCCCGGATTGAGCTTTGACGCATCAATCCCCATCTCTGCGCGGCCGTCCGGCAGCGCGCCGATGTTGGTCTCGGTGATGTTAGCCGCCTGCTGTTGGAAGGATCGGTCGCGGATGAAGCGCTGGTATTGGGTGTTCTCGTCGTCCGCCTCCTGCTCCTGTGTCTTTCCGTAGGCACCGGATGCCATGGCCCGCTCTCTAGCCTGAGCGAAAATCTGCGCGTCGGCCTGAGCATTGCCGGTAAACTTGTTCTCCGCGGCGAGTCGCTGGCGCAGTTGGTTGTCGATCACGTTGACGCGCTCAGTCTCTCGGACGCTATCATTGACGACATCACCGGCCCATGACCACAGCTCGGCGGTGCTGATGCCCGCTTGACGTATGCCCTCGGCGGAAGAGTTGACCCATTCGTCGTATGCCTTGGTGCCGCGCGCCACAAAGTCAAACGGCGCATAAGCGGTCGCCGCCGCAGCCTGGAAGAGTCCGCCGGCAATGGCCTTGCCCGCCTCAACGAACCGTCCCACACTGTCATCGCGCTCTGCCTTAAACTTCTGATCCTCCCGCCATTCATCCATCGTTGGCAGGTAGGAAATGTCGCTGACGCGGTCGTGGTTGATCTGCTGCACCTCCCGCGCCGACAGCACCTTCTTCGGCCCCGGCGCCAGCGGACCCGCCGACCGATCCGGTCGCGCACCCATGGCCCGCCCGAAAGACGTTTCCGCCGCCACGCTGTTTTGAGCCTCGGCGGTATCCACCTGCTCGGCTGTGAGCGTAGCCGGAGCATTCTGACGCGCTGCGCGGTTAACGCGAGCGGTCAGAACGTCTTCTTTTTGCGGGATGACAGATTGCCAGTTGACTGGGCGCGGCTGCGTTGGCTGCTGCTGCCGATCAATCTCTGCGACCTGTTCCGCCGTGAGTGTTTTGGGCGGCATGTCGTGCTATTCGATAAGTCGGGCGGTTCCGTCCGGCAGTCGCTCGTAGGTGGCGCCGTCGTAGACGAAGGTGTTGCGCGCTGGCGCGGCAGTAGCAGCGGCACCTTGAGCGGGCCTCTGCTCCTGCTCACTAGGCAACTCAAAGTTGCCTTCGGCAATCGGGCGAAATTTTTCCCGCAACTGCGTAGAGTAGTCCTTCCACACGCCGGTCGGCTCTTTGATCTCAGGGAACATCTCGGTAAAGAAGCGGCGGTCGGAATCGCTCAACGGCCCCTTGAATGCCGGCAGCACATCGATGACGCTGCGCTTGGTCTGAACTTCAAGCGCCTTGCGCTCGGCGAACTGATCGGGGTCGCTAAATGGCAACCCGCTGCCGTCAAACTTCTGCTCCACGTCCTTCCAAGGTCCGACTAAACCGGCGTCAATCGCCCTATCGATCCGGTCGGCAGCCTCCAGCATCGTCTGCGCCGTCCGCATTGCGTCGCGCCGCTCGTTGAGCTTGGCCGTCTGTTTTTCACTAAGCTCCTGCTCGGCGAGCCTGTTTTGCGGCATGCTCAACTTGTCCTGCATCTGGTAATACTGCTGCGCCGTCTCCGCTGCCCACTTCGGGCTAATTTGCATGCCGTAGCTACGGTCGTACACATGCTTCAGCGCGGGATCGAGTGCGTCGTACATGGCGTTGAACTCCTCATCCGATGCGGCGTTGTTGAGCTGCTGGATAAATCCGAGATCCATGAACGCGCCGGTAGGCCGGAGGTTCGGCTCCGCGCGGCGCACTTCTGGTTCAGCGGCGACGTCGTTGACCACATCCTGCGGCGCCATGCCGGATGCCATTGCATCCTCCTCGGTCATGTTGACACCGTTCATGGCGTTGAGCTGATCCAACGTCATACCGTTGTCCATGGCCGGAAGCGGCTCTTCGTCCGGCGTGTAGGGTGGTTGGGTGTTGCGGCGCGGAGGCATATTGTTAGCGGGTGCGGCGACGAGTTGCGCCGCCGATGCTGCTTCCACCTTCGTTAATCACGTCCTGCTGGTTGCCAACCAAGGCGCGAACTTGAGGAGAGTTCGCCGCCTGCGCATTCTCCCGAATCCCAGCACTCCGATTGGCCATATACATATTACTAATCTGCCCAAGCGAAGAAAACAGCGTGCTACCGAATCGCGCCTTGTCGCGGTCAGACTCAAGGCTTTTCCACTGTTCCATTATGGCGTCGCCGTCCTCGCCAAAGGCCGGTGCCACCACCTTCATCAAGTTGCCGTAGATCTTGGAATCGCTCTTGTCCTGCTCCTTTTGCGCGTAGGCGCCAATGATGGTGTCAAGGATTCCACCGCCACCACCACCACCACCGCCACCCATGCCGCCCGCCATCGCAGCACCCGCAGGCCCGCCCATGGCGAAGCCCACCGCCGTCTTGGCGACATCGCCGACCAAACCGGCGCCATCGAGGATCGCTTGATGCCTGCGTTGCGCCCTGATGAGGTCCGCCTCGGCCTGTGCCATGATGCCTTGAGCGTCATAGCCAGCCGACCGCTGCATGTTGTCGCTGTAGATTTGCCCAGCGGTGTTTCGTGTTGGAGGATTGTATGCTAACATAGTTTTGTTTTTTTGTGTGTTAAGCTGCCTGTGCATTGGCCGCCAGTTCTTCCGCCAGAGCCGCGCCGATGACCTTGGGATTGATCGCCAGCCGCTTCTTGCCGTTGTGGCTAAACTCTTTCACCGCCTCCGGCAGCACCTTCTGCACGTCTTGGGCCATAAAGCCCTTACGCTTCTTCTTGTCGCCCTTGTAGCGGAACTCGTAAGCCGTCAGACCCAGCACGCTACCGGCTTTTCCCAGCGGCTTGATGTCGGTCTTTAGGCGCTTGTCGCTCCATTTAAATGGGTTCATATTAAAGCCGCCAAAGATATTTCCAACTGCGCCCAGAGCCGTCTCATACCACTTCGGCTGCGCCGACCTCGCCGCCGCCGCCGAGATGTTGGCGGCGTCACGCTGCGAATTAGCTGCCTGTGCGCCCGTCTGCGCGGCCGTGGCGTTATTGATCCATGAATTGTAAAGATCCATATTCATGTTGGTGTTGAATCCGTAGGTGTTCGCGCCCAAGTCAAGCATGTTGGCGAAGTTTTGACCGACTGCATCCGTGGCTGTCCCTGCGGCAAATTGCCCCATATTGAGTCCCGCCTGAACGGAGCGGGCAAATGGATCAATGTCCATCATGCGACCGGCTCCCGCGAAGTTCATTTCGCCAGCCTGTCCTCGCAGTGCTCCGGCGTTTTGTAGGAACGTCCCTCCAAGTCCGAGCAGGTTGCCCGCTTGGCCCATGCGGTTGAGCTGATTGGTGTTAAACGCATTGGCCGCGTCCGTCATAAACCCGCGATTCTGCGCGAGCTGCTGCTGATTGGCCGCTTGGTTGGCTATTCCGGCACGCAAACGCGAATCTTGGTTGTTGAACTGGCGCGTCAGGTCTTGCGCCTGCACGCCGCTGGCAAATGCGTTGTCCTCTGCTTGGCGGGCGCGCGTGAAGCGGTCGCGGTTAAGTAACTCAGCGGCCACACCGGCGCTGCCGGTGGCCATTCCTCGCGCTGCCATGCCAGATCGAGCCGCTTGCGTGGCATCCCGCGACTCTTCTGCCGACAGTCGGCCGCCACTTTGGGATCGTTGTAGCGCTTGCTGCATGAGCGACCCGCCGAGCTGGCCCGCGCCGACACCCTGCACGCCCACTTGATCCGCTCTTGCGCCCATGGCGCCTTGGCCCGCTGCAAATATCTGGTTTTCCAGCGCATTTGGCCCTGACGTGTAATCTTGCCATGCGCGGTCGGTCATTAACCCTGACATCCCGCCGAACCTGTCGGCGAGTCCCGATGTCAAAATGGCTTGGCCTAGCCCGCGAGCCGTAGCTCCTTCCGCCTCTCGCGTGTAGGCGTTATTCGCTCCAGAAAAGCCGCCTTGGATTTGACCGATGCCGTCAAGCTGCTGACCTCGCAGCCCTCCGGCCATCCACGCAGCGTCTCCCGCCAACTCCCCTGTTACGCGCCGAGAATCCGCAATGCCATAATTAGCCAACGCATCTGCGCCAAGCTGTGTCGGAGCTGTCGGTCTTGCTCCTAAGTAGTCTCTGATAAATTGTGCTGCGTCCATAATTATTGTCCTTCCTTTGTTTGTTCCAAAATCTCCTTCGGCACGGCAACTTCAATAGCCGCCATGAGGTCGTTAAGTTTCCCTGCGGCAAATTCCATGAGCATCCGGTTCCCGCTCACGCGAGCGGAAGCGTAGGCTTCGATGAGTTCGGCAAGTTGTTGTTTCATGTTAGGCGGCTTCTAAGGTTTCCACTTTGGCGGCGAGTTCCTGCACTGCCTTAACGAGTATGGGCACCAGCACGCTGTATTTGATCGACTTCAGACCGTCTTGGTCCTCGGAAATGAGCTTCGGCCAAACCGCTTCCAGCTCTTGTGCGACCATGCCAATTTGTTTGTTATCGGGGTCGCCGATGCGATTGAAGTTGACGACGCGGACCTGCTTCAGCGCTGCGAGCTTCGGCGTAGCGTCTTCGATGTTTTCTTTGATTGAGACATCGGACAGCGCACCGTAGCTGTTGTTGAAATTGAGGGCATTGCCATCCGCCTGCACTCGGAACACGTTGCGGTTGGTTGCGACCCAGTCGGAATGGTAGTCAATAATGCCGCTCGCGGCCAATGTGGCGTTGCTATAAAACACATGGTATCCGGTGCTCGTCCACGATGCGCCGCCAACCGTTGTGCTGGTGCTGACTCCGGTTGAGTTAAATGACACGTCGCCGGTAGAGTTGACGCGAAGGCGCTCGTTTCCAGAGGTTTCTATGGTCACCGTATCCGCCGCAGGAAACCGAACAGCCGTATTCGTGTCGCCGCTGTGAATGATTTTGTCGGCTATCGTAACGTCTCCGGTAAGACTAATGCCGCCAGATGAACCATCCATGACGATTGCATCGAAGACAGCTCCGACAGTGCTTGATGGCAGCAACGCCAAATCGGTGGAGCCATCTGACTGCTTGCGCGCTTGGATCGCTGCGGCCGTGGTGTCAGCACCAAGACCGAAATCAATAAAGCATCCGGCGCTGGTGCCGGTGTTGTCGTTGTGGATTCTTAGTCCGGCGCCGTAGCTGCTTGAGTCTCCAAGAACAAGCGGCATGGTGAACCCAGTGCCGTCTCCAATTTGCAAAAGCTGACTTGGGCTGGTTGATCCGATTCCTAAATTGCCGCCAGCGGCGATTCGCATGCGCTCAATGTTGTTTGTCCCAAAAGACAGCGCAAAGTTGCCGGTGTTGGTGATCGAGCGGTTGGCCGTGGTGACGGTGATGTCTTGCGCGCCGAAGGCTGGAGCAACCTTGGTTCCAGCAATGGCCGCCGTGGCGCTGACATCGGCGTTGACGATCTCGCTGACGGTGCGGGCGGAATTCAACTTAGTCGGGGTCACGGTATCCCCAGAGGCGAATGTGTAATTATAGGAGGCCATAGTGGTTATGCTGCTGATCGGGTTTCGGTCGGAGGCAAGGACTTGGGCGATGCCTCGATGCTGGCGGATCTGATTTCCGGCCGCCCACCGGAGGTTTCGTAAATGACTTCGGCGCTGTGCGCTTTGTAGCGCACCGGCGTCTTCATATTGTAGTCCTCCGGTCCAGCGGCGGCGTTGGTCAGCGTGCCGACGGTGGTTTCGGTGTCGGGATTGATCGTGCTGATCTTGGTCGTGACGCTGGCGCCTGCTGGAATGACGACATCGGCGATGGTGCGGAGGAACCGCTTGGAGTGCATGTCGCCGAAATCGTAGCGGCGGGTCCGGATGCTGCCGGTGATGGGGCTGGTGCCCGCATTGACTGCGTTGTCGTCCAGCGCGGTGTCTTCCTGTTCAAGCAGATACAGGTTGCCGGAGCGCGGCACCGAGAAGACGCGGCGTTGGCTATCGTAGGTGCCGACAAGGATTTGGTTGACCGATGCGCTGCTGGGATAGGTGTCGCGGTATTCCCAGCTATTGTTGAGCGCGTTCCATGCGAGGACGAGCTGATTGCCGTCGAGCGGGTCGGTGCTGGTTGGCAGCGCGATCAGGTATCGGTTTGCGTGCCAGATTCCAAAGGCGGACTTGTCTACGCGAGACTGGACGACTTGGCTGAACAAGTCGGCGATAGGTTCGCTGAGAGGCTTGGTGTCGCCGCGCACCTTGAGGTCGAGGGCGCGGTCTAAGCGGTAGATACCGGCGTCTGACAGGAAGAAGACAAAGTTACCGGCGGTGACGATGGTGTTCCTTGCGCTGCATCCGATTTCGTTGGTGAGGAGCGTGAGCTGTGACACCGGAGTGTCTACGCTGAAGTCGCTGCCATCGGTTGAGGCGAATTGATTGAGCGTGGCGAGCCAGATGGATTTCCTGCAGAAAACGAGGGCTTGGCCTTCGACCCATGGGTGGACGGCGACAATGCGGTCATCGCCACCAGCTCCGGCGCGGAAGCTGTTGAAGAACGGGTCGTATAAATCTGGGTCTAGCACATCCGAGATCGCCACGGTGTCGCGGTTTTTGGCGAACCAAAGCCGGTTATTATGGTAGCTCGCCCAGCCGGTGCTCGGCATGGTCGTGTAGGTCACGCCTGCGGCGGGCACGCCTGCGGTGGCGCGGACGAAGTTGCCGCTACCGCCGTCCCAATAGATCGGCGGCTTTGTTCTCCGCACCTTGATCGTGGCGGCGGCGTGCGTGGCGGTGCCGGATGGAACGGTGATGGTAAAGCTGTTGGTCGAGCTGCTGACGATGTCGTATTCGTGGCCGTCGAAGGCGGGTGTCGTGCTGCCTTCGATGCGGACGCGGGCGCCAGCCGGATAGCCATGGGCCGTGACGTTGACCGTAGCCGTGGTCGAGGAAACCGTGATGCCTGAAGCCGTTGTGAGCTTTTGCTCCCAGCCGGTGACGGTGCGATCAGCTTCGCGCAAGACATACAAGCGATTGAACGCCTGCACCACCGAGACGGTGTCTGTGCCTTCGATCTTCTCGGCGGGGCTGGTCGGGTAGGTCTTCACGACCGGCGATTGTCCCTGCCGGTAAAGCGTGGCGCTGTCTGATCCGGCAAGGACGATGTATTCCGCCGCGTTGTCGTAGTTCTGGCTGGCGAAGACTCCGGCCGCATAGAGTCCGCCGTCGTAGCTGTCGCGCACTTCGGGGCCGTTGTTAGCGATGATGGTGCCGGTGGCCGGTGTCGCGGGAGATCCGCTCACGGTGTAGGTGAAAGTATTGGCGTCCGTGACGGTGACAATGAAGTCGCCGTTGTAGTCGGTCTGCACGGCGCCTCGGATGTTCACTTGGTCGCCGCTGGTGAATCCGTGGGCGGTCGCGGTGACGGTGGCCGTGGTTGAGCTGCGAGTGATCGAAGTGACGGTCTTGTCGGTGCCCAAGGTAAAGTCGAGTGTCAGTGGGGCGCCGGTAGTGCCGATCGTGTCGGTGAGGCGCTTGCTGCCTTTGCGGGTCTGCGCGACTCCGCGATCCAAGCGCATGTTCACGCTGTCTTGCAGCATGCCTGCCGGTAGCGTGAGCGGGTTCAAGCGGCTGGCGAAGCCGATGAATCCGGCATCGCCTGCGCGTTGGACTGGACTTTCTAATGCCATTAGTTAAGTGCTGCCTTAAGCCTGCTTTTGAACCGCGCCGCGTCGGCGGGAGAAATGTCGTTTTTGCGATTGGGTGCGATTTGCTGGTGAGTCACGATGCGGCTCATCGGGATGTGCCACTTCTTCATGCGGGGCACGATGTATTGGATGGCGCTGTCCATAGCGTCCTCACCGAGCGGGTCTTCGTAGGTGTTGCCGTCCCATGCCACGCCGAGGGAATAGCTGTTGCAGTCTGGAACGCCTTGCCAGCTCGACAGACCTGCATGCCAGCAGCGGGCCGTGTCGTCGGCTAGGACGGTGCGGTTGCCGTTGCGGGCGATGATGACGTGGTAGGACACTTTGCTTTCTGGGTTCATGCACCAGCTCACGGAGCCGTTGTAGCTACCGGATGTGTGATGCAAGACGATCATGGTCGGCGTGATGGGTCTGGCGCTTTTGTTCGGGGTGTTCAGCCTGCGCTCGTCGTAGACTTTGCTCGCGGCGGGTGTGGAGACGGTTGTGGATTCTAATGGCAAGCTCGGCGAGGCTGGCGCTGGGCCAGTCGCGGACTTCTTGCCAAACAGATTCCTGATCCACTTCCACATGGTTACTTCGCGTGACCTTTGGGCGGCGGGTTGACGGTGACGGTTGCCTGTTGCTTAATGAAATCGTAGCCCACCGTTACGCAGCCAGCCGCAAGAGCAGCCCAACTCGCGGCGAGGATCGCAACTGCAATGAGTTTTGTGACGCGGGCGTGGCCCATGGAGTCAGAGGCGGGCGTTGTTGTCTTTGGCGACGATCAAGCCCCAACCGGCGAGCAGGCTCGCGGCGATGAGGCCGAGGTCGGGGATGCTGCCGTTGGCCAAGAACTCGCGGCCAGCGGTCGAGAGCGAGGCGATGATTGTGAGGATGCCGAGCAGGGTTGTTTTGTAGTTACGCATATTATTTTTGCTTCTGTTTCTTTCTCAGGTCGTGAAGGACCGAAATTAAGGTGACGATGCCCACGGCCAGACCGACACAAAGACCGGCGACCCTGAGAGTCGTCTCTAAATGGGGGAGCATAGAAAACACTGAGGAGCCGATAGACGTGGCCGTGCCGATGACGCCTTTTTCCGTCGTGCTGAAGTTGTGATGAAAATACTGCAAGCTCATCGCGCGGCTCCTCAATGGGTTTACTTGCGGTAAGCGATGACCGTGCCGCTGTGCAGCTTGATGGCGCTGAAGAAGCCGTCGAGGGTCGTGCCCGCCTTGATGAGCGCGGCGCTGGCCTCGGTGGCGTTCGCGGCGCCGGTCAGGTTGCCGGTGAGCGTGTGGAACTTGGTGTCGGTCATCACGTCGATGGAGACGATGTCAGCGGTGACGGTGCTTGTGTCGCCGATGAATTGGCTGCCGGACGTGCGGTTGGTGATGCGGGTGTTCGGGTGCATAATTTAGTATTGGTTGACGCGGGCGGTCCACATGGAGGGTTGCCCTTGCTGAAAATAGTATTTGTCGCGCTGGCTGATCAGCTCGGATTCGGCCATCTGTTCCATGGCGAGTGCTTTGTCGGTCTGTCCGTCCTCTTGGAGCAAATCTGCACTCAGCATCAGACCGACTGCCTTTGCGATGACGGCGGGCACTGTCGCGGAGAGGTTGCTGGCGCTGTATTCGGTCGGACGCACGCGGTAGTTGACCCAGACGCTAGTTGGCAGGTCGGTGTCTTCGGGGAAGCGAATGGCATCTCCGAGGAGCGTATAGCCAATGGCGCGGGGCGCGGCGTGGGTTGCAGGGTTGTCTCTTAGGACGCCAAAGACCTCTCCCATGGCGGTCTGGCCGCTCTGCTCGTAGTCGATGTAATAGCCGTTCGTAGCATCGCCCTGCACGGTGCGGCTTTCGACGCGCATAAGCTCAGGCCAATCGGCCCACTCCCAGCAGTCGGCGATGCGTTCGTTGGCGGCGGCGACCATCATGGTTCTTGCGCCGGATGGGATGGCGTCGATGGTGCTGGCGTCGTTGCCGACACGTTGCCATGCGCGGAGGAGGATAGACTGTAAGGTGACAGTCCTCATTATTCAGTAGCGGGTGCTTCCTCCGTGAGTTGCTTCTCGATGCTGGTAGCCAGCGGCAGGATCTGCGCGGCGGCATTCAGCCCGCCGGTTTTGACGGCGAGGTTGAGGCACTGCATCACGATCTTCGCCTCGGCTTCGGTGAGTGTGATTTGCTTATTCATTGGGCTGCTCCTGCTGGCTGGCCAAGTAGGCTTGGGTCGCGGGAATCGCGGCGAGGACTGCGGCGAAAGCGGCGGCGAGTTCGGGAACCGCCTGCATGATTTCGGGCGTCAACGGTGCGGTCATCTTTTGGACGAGGCTTCCGTTGGCGAGTTCGCCGTCTGCGGTTGCGGGAAGAAGCTCCACGGTGATGCTGCCGGAATCCGCGGTCGGCTGGATGGCGGACAGACTGTAAACGTGGAGCCTGTCGTAGACCTTGGCGGCTACGGCGGGCGTTTCGATGGGTGTTGGATTCGTTAGCATAAAGCGTTAGGCGATGAGGCCGAGTTCTTGGAGGCGGTCGATGATGGCGTTGACTGCGGTGCGGGCTTCGGTGTCGATAGTGCCGCCGCCTGCGGGGTCGGCTACGGTGGCGGGTTGATCGACGGGCGTTACTCCGTAAAAGCCAAGCAGCGAGGAAGTCGCGCTGCCGATCTTGATGCCGCGCAGGGTGCCGCCGCCGCTTCCTGCTTCAGCGTCCAAAATAAATTCGTTGCTGGCCCAGCGGAGATTAAGTCTTTCCCAGCTTGTCGTGCTTGTGTGGGTATTATAAATCCGCAGGCTGTGGCTATTTCCTGCATTCCGCATGGCCAGAACGAAATCTTCTTCAGTTCCTAACCGTGCGCCAACGCTACCGCCGTTTCCGTTATAAAACGCAATTCCTCCAGAATTTCCTGCTGTCCCAGAAAGATACCCAAACGTGCCAATTCCGATGGTGGCCGCACCTGTAATACTTCCCGCGTAATTTATTAGCCCACCAAATATTCTTGGAGATCCAGTAATTCGCATTCTTGTGACGCCATCTGATTGCAACTCCAGATCCCTCGCCGTCCCGCCGCCCGATCCCTTCTCCGTGCCGATCTGAAACACGTTGCTGCTCCACTTGAGGAAGCCGCGTTCGTGGTTCGTCGCGGAGGTGAAGGTGTTGTAGATGTTGAAGGTTTGGGGGTTGGCCGCATTTCTCTGGCCGAGGGTGTTCGCGGCGTCGCGCACAACTACAAGATCCGCTGGATCGAGGTGATTGGTCGCTGGCCCCCACGTTAAAGGCAGCGTGGCTGAAAAACGAACCGCCGACGAACTAACAGCTAAATTCACCGAGTTAAAACCTGCACTTCCGCCGATCAGTATTGAATCGGTCGTGCTGGTCGGGTGGCGCAGTCCAGTTGCCGCAGTCACGCCAGCGCGACTTACCCAAAATTGCGTGGTGCCGCCCACTTGCAAGTCGGCCAATAATGACGCGGCGGCGCTTGCCGTGTTGGTCACATTGAACCGTAACCCTGTAAAAGTCACCGCCGCATTGTTCCAAGTCTGCGCCAAATCCAGCACAGGCGCGGACGCCGTGATGGTGCCGTTGTTGGCGGCGAGCGTGGTGAAGGTGCCTGCGGCGGGCGTGGTGTTGCCGATGGGCTGGCCTTCGATCTGGATGCGTCCAGAGGCGTCCGGCGCGGTCAGCGTGCGGGTGGTGCCGGTGGTGATGCTGCCGAGGTCGAACTGAAGGTTGCGGGTGCTGTCGCTGTTGTCATACAGCAGAAAGACGTTATCTGCGAACACGTCACCCAGCGTGCCGCCGAAGGTGTAGTCGGCATCGCGGGAGACGCCAGCGGTGGCGCTTCGATAGTAGATGCCTGCCGGTTTGTTGAAGGGCCACACGCCGCTGTTGCCGCGCACTAGCCATGCGCTGTTGAGAGGGGCCGAGCCGTCTAAAGGCAAATCTGCATAGACAGCCACTTCGCCGTCGATATAGGACGCGCCGCCGCCGCCCGATCCTTTTTGATCGAACGTGCCGCTGAAGGGGTTAAACGTCCAAGGCATTTGAGATTAGAAATTGGAGATTTAAGAGCGGGTCACTGTGGCGATCTTGGCGTCATCCGAGGACGGCGTGCCGCCGACATAGGTGAAGGTGAGCGTGGCGACTGTCTGGCTGCCTTCTTTGTAGACCACCGTGGAGAGATTGTTTGTCGTGGAGACGTAATTCAGCTCAACCGCGTTATGCTGCGGAATGTTGAGACCGGCGATGTTTCTGACGGAGACGTTGGGGTGCATACGTTAGGCGGCTGGTTGGGCGGTCATGCCGAGTTGCTGGTCTTGCGCCATCTTTTGCAGCGCTGGCTGCGCGCCGGTGCGGCCGATGACGGCGTTTTGCTGCTGCTGCAACTGGAATTGGAAAGCCTGTGCGCGGGCGTCGATCATCTTGCGGAAGATTTCGTCTTGGGCGTAGCGCTGTTGGACTGCCGGATTGCTCTGAATGATTTGCTGCAAGGTTTGCAGCCTTACCTGTGCGTTTTGTCCGCCTTCTTTGAGCGGGGGTTCGGTGCCTGCGGCGATTTTGGCGAAGGCGGTTTGTTCGTCTTCTTGCTCCATCTGCGTCGCGGCGCCGATATCCCTGACGAGGAGGTTGGCGAGGTTTTGGTCAACGCTGCCGAGCATGACCTTGATCAATTGAGCGCGGTCGATAACCCCCATTGAATCCAGAGGCACTAGATTTTGGGTCAAGAACGTCATCTTGGCTTCCAAGGCGGCGTTATCGAGGGTTCTCGCGTCGAACTCGGCAGTGATGTCATAGCGACCGCGGATGTCGGCGGCGCCTTCAGCTAACGGCGTGGCGTTTCCGGTGACGCGAGAAATTTCCTCTGGCAACATATACTGCTGCGCCAAGGCGAGGATTTGGATCATCATGACCTTCATATCGAGGAGCCATGAGTCGGCCAGATCCTGCATGTGCAGCATGGCGATGTTGGGATTCACGCTCTCGGTCATTCGTCCGAAGTAGCGGTCAACGTCGGCGCGGGTTGCCTGCTCGACCTCGATGCTGCCTTGGTCAAACGGCGGCGGTGTCATCCAGTTAATCTCGTTCGGGCGGCGCTCAGGGATTTGCATCGCGGGTCCGAGGACGAGATCGAGGCGGCCTCTGGAAGCGGGCACTTTGAGCGGAGGAATGATGCTGATACTGGCGCGGTCAACCCTATAGTCCCTCTGCACCTTCACCTCTTCCTGCGCCGACTGGACGATCTCAGGGATTCCGCGGCTTTCGAGGAGGGGGCGGGTGTTGCGCTCGCGGGGCAGCTCGACAAAGGGATACATCTGATGCTCGTAGGGCATCAGCTCATGCAGGGCGACGGAGTCGGTGATGCTGTAGCTGACGACGGTGCGGGTGACCTTAGTCGCTCCAGTGCGGTCGTCGTGCTCCTTGCGGTAGACGTGCCACACTTCGATCAGGTCGCGCATTTGCTCGTACAAGAACTGGTCCGAGCGGTGGATGTTCATGTGGATGCGCTTCATCTCGCCGCGATGCTTCACCGCGCGCTCGACCCACTCCTTGTCCCAGCCTTCCAGTGCGGCGCGCTCGCGCAGCTCGAACTCACTGAGCAGCTCGCGGCGGGCGATGAAGGGCGCCCTTTGCAGGGAGTCCGTCTGTATTGGAAAAATCACGTCCTCCCATGCTTCGAGAGCACGCACCACCGGCTTGCTGGAGAAAATATAAGGGCTTTCCCACTCGACCTCGCCCTTCTCGCGGAGCTGGCGGACCTTGGACACGCTGCCCAACTCCGGCACCACCTGACCGAGAAGCTCCGCGGCCAGCTCCTCCTGAGCCGGATCAAGAACGACTTCGAGGAGCGCTTGCAGGTTGGGGTCTTGCGTCTCCTCGATCATCATCATCGCCTCTTCGAGCGTGAACTTCTTCACCTCGACGCGGGTCTGGCGCTCCCAATCGACAGCCATGACGGCGAGGCCATAGGTCTCTCTAAACTCGGCAGCCAAGCGGATCTCGCGGCGCATGTCGTCGGCACAGTGGCTGTGCAGGAGCCAGCGAAGCACAGTCTCGGCGGCATTCTTCTTGGGAGCGTCCATCACCTCGACCGGCTGGACTTGCAGGCGAGACTTGAAGAATGCGGACGTGAGCGAAATCACCCGCTCCCGAATGATCGATTCGGCCAAACGGACGGCACAGTCACTACTATTCTCCCAAGGAAAGACCTTCTTGCCGTAGAAGGCTTGGTGCTTGCGGCCGTCGTCGCTCTGTCCGGCCCAGATACAATACCGGACGTTGAAGTTCTTGAGCTTGCGATGCAGGTAACCGGAGCCGTCGTGGTCCGCCTGATCGATGTCGCTGATCATGCGCGTGATTTTGTCGCGGTCGAGTTTCATTAGATCAGGACTGTGGCTTTGCGCGGGGTATACTTAATCGCGCACTCAGGGTTCCGTTTTAGAAACCAGTGGCGGAATGTTTTGTCAGACCAGCAGCCGTCACCTAGATGCTTCTGCCATGCAAAATAAGCATCGGCCGGAACGTCCATGACGTGCTGACCGATGCCGTCTACAGTGCAGTGTTCTAACTGGTCGTTGATCTGCTTGGCCTTGCGAGCGTCGATAGCGGCCATCACCTGCTGTGCGCGCCATCCTGTCTGTAGCTCCTCTTTGACAAGGTGAGCAAGCTCGTCATCCATGTCTCCGACCAGCTCGGAGAATATTTGATCTGACATCCTAACTTCTGCCGTCCGACCCGCATACGCAGTGCGGACGGCAGTGTGTTAAGACGCTTAGAGCGAGGACAGCTTCGTCACGGCGAGATAGATGTGGATTTCTCCAGCATCAAGATCACTCAGGGACTTGGCGGTCATGCTCTCGACCAAGAGGTCAACCGTGTCGGCCGCCGTGTAGGCGAAGGGAACGGTGTTGACGTTGGCGGCGTAGAGCACCTCGGTGCCATTGACGTTGACCTGCGTGGCAGCGATGTATTCATCGGTGTCGGTGCCGTCACCGACCTGCACTTTGGTGTCGTTGAACGCGCCATCCGAAGCATCGGAGAACGCGGTGACGAGCTTGTAGGCGGCCTTCTCGACGACGTCGCCAGCGGCCACGCTCAAGAGCGCGATGGTCTGGTCGGCGTCAGCCGTGGTCAGGGTGAGGTCAGCGTGCGTGACGATGGCCTTGTGCGTGAAGCCGGTTGCGGCTTTGGTCTCAGCGGGGAGTTCGAAGATTTCCATAATAGTACGATCTTTCTAGTTAGTTGTTCGATTAGGAAGTCGCGGAGAACTTGCCCATATTTTTCGGTGACATAACCGCGAGCGACACGATGCAATCCACGAGTCCGCGCGGTCCACCACCGCTGTCTTGCAGCTCTTGGAAGCGCGGCTTGCGGCCGTAGCGAAGCATGACGCTCTCAGGCGACATGATGTAACCGCGAGCATACTTCTCGGCGTCGGTCGAAGCGTTGGCAGCCAAAAATAGGCTGGTCACGATTTCCACGGTCGAAAAATCTCCTTCGTAGAACGAGATATTCGACACCAGACGATCCGAGCTGGAAGCCTGCGCGGTCTGGCGCAGATTGAACACGTTCGATGTGCTGTTCACAGTGAAGCGTGTCATATTAGTCACAGCCTTTTTAAGGCTCGGTCCCGCCACAAGGACGAGTCGATCCTGACTGCCAGTCTGCTCGTAGATGCTCTGCAAGACGTTCTGCAGGGCGCTTTCGGTGAGCGACGCGGTCGCGGTCGTGTTGATGCTGGCAGAAGGAGTCGCCTGCGAGGTCGGAACCGGAAGGTCGGTTTGAGAACCGGCCGTTGCGATCCACTTGCCGAGTCCGCGAGTTTTGTAGGCCACGCTGCCGGAGCCTTCGACGGATTCGTTGTCCGAGCTGATGGTCGCTTCGACATCGCGTTTGACTTCCAAGATCGTCTTGGCGATGGCCTTGGAAAATTCCTTGCGACGGCCGATAGCGGCAACGTCAGCAAGGTTCGCCTGCCAATCGGAAACGCGGGCAGTTCTGCGAATTTTTTGGGCGCGAGCACTGAGCATGACGCGGTTTGCGGCCGCATCGGAGAACTCGGTCACGTCGGCGGAATCAACAACGCCGTCTGTGGACGGAGCGCTGTAAGAATCGGCCAAATAGCTGTAAACCGAAGGATTAGTGATGTCCGCACCTACGCGAGCAATGCTCGAAGAGATGGGTGTGTTTTTGTTATCGACGTAGGTAAGAACATCAAGGATGTCCTCCCTATTTCCAACTGAGGGGAACAATTGTCCCGCGGGAGCTGCCATAGTAAGTTTTTCTTTCTAGTGTGAGGTTTTGTTAACTAAACAGAGCTTCGGAGACGTAATCTGCAAGATCGTCGATCCTGCCGCTCATAACTCTGTCCTTTGCCGCTTTAGAAACGGCGCCTTTGGTAGAAGTTTTCGGTGAACTGATCGGGTTCGCTGGGGTAGGTGTCTTTGCGATCTTATTAGACGAGACCTTCTTCGACGCGGCGGCTTTAGCGTTAGACGCTGCCTGCTTGGCCATGAGCTGCTGCTCACCGTAGAGCGCCAAGCCGACCCAGTATTCAACCTGCGGGAGCTTCAATAGCTCCGGCGCTTGTTTTACGGTCGCTTGGAACGCTTGGTTGAGCGCGCTGCCTTTTGTGAAGAGGTCGGGGAACAGGTTCTTGGCCGCTTCGACTGCTGGCTGCCTTTGGGCAAGCCATTCGCGTCGAGCGGGAGCATGCACCGTCAAAACGTCGTCTGCACGAATCAGGTAGTTTTTTACCTCATCGGCGTCAACGTAGACCTCGCTGCCGTCCGGTTTACGCACGGTGGCACCGTCTGTGTTGCGCAAAGCCCACCGGCGAACTTCCTGAGCGCTTTTGATTTTCGCATCAAGCGCTTCGGCGGTATCGACATCGGCGAGCGGGTTCTCCGCGCTAGGCTGCAGGATCGGGCGCGAAGCCTCATTGACCTGAGCCTCCAGCTCTTGAAGGCGCTTTTGCGCTTCTTCGTATTGCGATTTGACGGTGGCGGCTTCTTCGGCTGCGGCCTTCTTTTGCGCCGTCAGTTTATTTATGCGCTTCTGGACATTGTCCGGTGATGGCGCTTCGCCTTCCTCGTCTTCGCTGTCCTCGGAATCTTCCGAGTCGCCAGACTCTTCTGTGCTGTCCTCTTCGGAGGTTTCCTCGGTGTTCTCCTCGGTCTCCTCTTCTTTTGTCTCGTCTTGTAAAAGATCTTCGGCTTCGTCAGCCGATTTCACTTCTTCCAGTTTCTGCTCCGGCATGCCGCCAGACAGCTCCTGAATAGCTAGTGAAACTACATCTACATCAGCGTCGTTCGACGCCACTTTCCCTTCCGCCATGGTCTAAACCTCCCAAGATGGTGCCAGAGAGTTCGTCTCTCAGTCCGATCAACACCCAGCGCCATGAAAGCGCACTCCACGTTGATATATCTAGTATTCGGTAATACTGAACGGATGTCCAGTAGTATTTTTACTCAGCTTGGATAGCAAACGCATTACTTGTCACAAACTGTATGCACTTTTTGACATTGTCCTACGGTTTGCAACAGTTCCCGAGCGGGTATAAAGCCGTCGATTTTGACCGGATTGCGCCCGATTGGGTATAGAGCGGGAACATGGTTTTACATTGCGCGGCGCAGTGTCGCCGGATGCTTACATTGGCGGCTGGGAACCAAATCACGCTTGGACTACGGCGCAAAAGCTACTCCACCCGATGCGAATCCGCGCGGCGTGCTTCGAGCGCGTCCCACAGTTCCTGCAGCGCGCAGAGCTGACCGGCGGCGTGTGCGAGATATCCGCCCTCCTTCGAGGTCGCCATCGTGCTGCACAGCGTGACGGCGTCGGCGATGCGGTCCTGCAGCTCCGTCATCACAGCCAAGTAGGCATTGGGCGCCTGCTCGCGGCTGAAGGCGAGAGCGCCTTTTGGGTCGTAGTTGTCGGACACGGCATAGCGGTCCACCGGTATGGTTTTGGTTTTTTGCGTGAATAGCATAATTTTTAAGCTGTTTGTGTTCGGGGTTTGCGAATGGCGAATGGTTATATCCAGAAGGGATACATGACGTTGTTGGCTACGATGACGTGCGGGCCGCACTCGCGGCAGATGGGGCCGAGCTGTTCGTCCACTCCATGGATGTCCTCGATACGAAGCCGCTTAGAACACACGCCACAGCGCGGCGGCTCCTTGCTGCGTCCGCGCCATGGCCTCGCGCGCGGGGGCGGGGGAACTATGCCAGTGGGAGCCACTAGTAGCTTCCTCCTCCGCGGGACATGAGCGTCTCGCCGTCCACGTTTCCGGCGCCGGAGAGCGCGATGAATTTCACGCAGTCAACCGGATCTTTCGTCGCGCCTTTCTTGCCGTCCGCTCCGGTATAGGTCGCCAGAGCATAAATCGTGTTCTTGCAGCGCTCCGAGATATAGAGCTTCGGCTGGTTGAGCGCGTTGACCGGCTGCTCAGGGTTGTAGTGCAGCATGGAGTTGACCATGGCGATGCCCTCGTCAATCGAGTCGGCCGGTGCGGCGAGGAAGTCCACACCCAGCTCGCCCATCTCATCGATCAGGGTCGTCGGCATCTCGCGCGCGAGCGTCGGCGCGTTGCCGAAGCGACTGTCCATGTATCTCTCAAAGATCTTCTCGCCGTTCTCGACGCGCTTGATCTCTTCGACGTATCGCTCAAGGCCAAAGCCGAAGTCGCTCTGCGCCGGTCCTGCTTTTCCGTCCATCTTCTTTCCGTCCGGCAGCGCCCACTCTCCGGCGTATCCGATAGATGGGATGTAGTCGTCCATACTTGGCCATTCACGATAAATTATGCAGCGACCGGCCGAGTCGTGAACGGACCAGAGCTGAAACCAGTTTCTGCCGCTGGCCGGATCGACCCAGTGATACCGCGTGCCCTCCGGCACGTCGCTGTGCCGGATGACGTGGACCTTCTCGTTGAATAGTGGGAAGCGACCGGAGATGGCCTTGGTCGGCACACCATAGGCGCGACAAAGTATCCGCTCGCGGGTCTCGTTCTGCAGCTCCTTGCGCATACGAGACCATCCGGCCCATGGATTGGCGCGCGTATGAAAGTAGAGCACCGGCCGGTTGCGCGTGCTCATCTGCAGGATCGGGACTTTCTCGTATCCGGTGATGATTTGCTCGCCGTCCTTCTCCGCGCGCTTCGGCAGCAGCTCGGCGTCGGCGTCCTCGACCGTTTTTGCGCCGTTTAAGTAGGACGCGACGGTCGGACTGTAGCCTTGGACCGGCGTGAACGTGACAGCGAGCTTGCCGTTGCGGTCTACGAGGCGAAAACGAAGCGTTTCGAGCAGATCCAGACCGACCAGCTCGTCGCACCATGCCATATCTAGCTCGGCGCCTTCTATGACACTCAAATCTTGCGCGTAATTTTTAAAGCAGCAGATACTGCCGTTCGGACTGCAAAACTTGGCCTCTGAGAAACCATTTTTCAGCGTATATGAAATATTGGTCACCTGACTTTTGCGCGCATTACGCCACTCAGGGGGCATAAATTTCCAAAGGCGCGGTTGCTGCGACTCGATGCTGGTCGCGGACGTCTCGGCGAAGCACCAGACGACGGCTCCGGCCTTGCTGTGCATTAATCTAATGACCTCCTTCGCCGCCCACTCCGTTTTTCCGCTTCTGTTTCCGCCCATGACGAGCAGCTCTCGGTGTTTATCGAGCAGCTCGCTGGCCTTTTTCCACAGCGGCGGCACATAACCAAAGCGGAACGGATCGCTCGCCTCGCGCGCGATTAGCTCTTCCCTCGTTTTGAGATATTGCCAGCCTTCCTCCGGCCCCAATTTGCTCAGAAGATCGGTGTCGATCCGCATCACAGGGTGCTCGGACGGCTGAAACCGTTGTTTCTGTTCGTTCACTTCCCCTGCGCAGGCTCCGCTGCGCTCTCCCCTCTAAAATGTAATGGGCGCTGACTGGTTAGCGCGCGGTCCCTCCCAGAACCGATTTGTTAAGCCGTGTCAGCGCCCAAAGTTGCTATGTCTAAAGTCGGATTCTCGGAAAAATGAAACTGGTCGCTGCGGACGTGCAGCGGTTGGCCGGTGGACTCCGGCACAAAAGTCCAAATGTCGTTCGCCATGCCGCCCTGCGGCTGGACGTAGAGCAGCCACGCGGTGCCGACACCGGCGACTTCGGCGCGCATTGGGTATGGCGACCAGCTAATCATTGTCGCTCGATGACCGCCTTAAAGTCCGACACCGGTATGTCTACACACGGCTCATTGTCCGCGGCGCAACGGCCGTTCGGGCGCCTCATATAAATAACAGGATACGCTTTGCGCGTGATATCGAGCGCGTAGATGCCCTCGGTCCATTCGACAATGAGCGTGGTCGGCAGGATCTGGCTGTATTGGGAAAGGCTGACGTATTTCTGCAGGCTCCACCAAAGCGTCGGGTATGCGTCCTTCGAGTTGTAGCGGCGCCGCGCTTCGACCAGACGCTTGGCCACGCCGTTGCGCATGAAGACGGCGTCCACCGGATACGCCTTGCTGCAGCGCTCGATCGTGTAGCCGTATTTGTCGGCGACCTCCTGCAGCATGCGCGCCTCGACTTCGCGGTGTTGTTCGGTTTCAAAATACATAGAGCGGCTCCTGTTTTATGCGGTTACAGGGGCAGGGGTATGAAATGACCAGACCACAACGTCCGCCGCATTCCCTGACGCTCTAAAGTTTGATGGCGCCCCACTAGTCGTGCTCTGTGGGGCTGGGCATACCGGCTTGCTCCGAGGTGCGCACCACCATGCGCGCCTGCACGAACCCGCTTTTGCCATCAGAAAATTCATTTGGATTGCTTGCGCTTGCGCATCTCCGCGCACAACGCATCCGCTTTCTTCTTTGCCGCCGCGGCGACAAGTTTGGTGCGCTGCGTTTTCAGCAGGGCGATGGTCTTGTCGATTTCGGCAATTTCGTCTGTCATAATGCTGTATTTACTCATGAATCATGGCCGGATAGTCATGTGCCAAAGACCGATCTGGCTAACGCTGTAGCCAAACCAGACGACACCGGCCCAAAAGTTGTGCTGTATGCAGAATTGATCGATGGCCACGGCGAAATAGAGCAGGCCGACCAAGGCGATGAGGATTGCGGACGTCATTCCATGACCCTCCTCCATTTGTCGCGCCACATGCTGCGCGCCATGACTCCGGCGGCATCGGCGACGGCTTCTTCGCTCAGGTGGGGGAAACAGTCGTGCAGCAACTCGTGGACGATGGTGTC